ATGGTAAACTATATTCAACTGTATACGTCGGGTGGCTGGTTGCTATCCTTTCTCTTTATTTTAGAGAGAAAGGAGGTGACCCTTATGATGGAATATTTACTTTCTTTGTCTCAGGATTTACTCAAGGTATTCCTAACTATAGTTGTTACAGCTTATGCAAATAAGTTTGCTAACAATTTGTTTAAGAAAAGTAAAAGAGCCACCCCTCGCCGTCAGAAGCAGGGTAGCTCTAGAAGAAAATAAATAGCAACCTTACCACCTGATGGCGGCAGTTACTGAAGAGATGTTACAGCATCTCTTCTTTTATTCTATGCAATTCAGATAAGTGTCATACTCAATATATAGTAAATATATATTCACTATACAATGGTGATTCTAGTGCCTATATTACCATAGTCATATTTTTTGGTCAACGCAAATAGCGGGGATTGAGAATAAATTTATAATGGTCCACAAAATAAAGTTTCATGGTAAAATATATGTATCCATACTTCTAAGTCCGCACATGTTGCGGGCTTTTTTATTGATATAAAATCAGTATTTTAACCAAAAAAAGACACCCTAAGGTGCCCTCATACGACTTGATAACCACTTTAATTTTAATAATATGTATCTCGCAAATATAATTTTACCATATTTATCTATACAGTTTGTTGAGAAATATGAATCTAATCAATATTTTGTTAAATCATTATCACTTGATGTACTAGTGTTCGCTTCTTTAATTTGCTCAGATTTGTTTTTTATATCTTCAGTAATAGCAATGTTAATATTTCCTTTTACTTTTTTATATTCCTGTATTAAAGAATTAACATTTTGATTAAATGAGATTAAACTACCGGTTGGAGAGTTCACTTGCTCATTAAGTGCCGTTACGATGCTATATATTTTTTTATATTCTTCGTATAGTTCCTTATATTGTTCAGGGTGTTCTTTTGTAGCTTCAGAGATAACTTTCAGTTGTTGCCCCATCTCTGAGTACAATAGATCAGCATGTTTAATCATTTTATCAGATTCTGTTTTTTTGGATATTATCTCCGCGTTAAAATCTTTTCTGTTGTTAATTGCCTCAGACCATGTAGTTGAATAGCCTGATAACACGGTTGTTGAAAACCATTCAAAAGAATCAATGTTGTTATAAAAATTTGCGGCTGCCATTACATATTCGCTTTCTTTTTTCTGTTCCTGAGCAACGGCCTTATGGTCATTTTCGATCCCCATTGTAATAAAAATGATTACGAATAGCACTACAAAAGAAGCAATAGAAGTTCCGAAAGATATTGCGGATTTTACGAATAATGGTTTCGTCTCATTGTTTTTCTTCTTATTAATAAATGCCATAATCAGAAAAATCAATGCAGCTATAAGCGTAATAATACTGAACCAGGCTAAAGTTCCTCCTATTGCTTGACCTAGAACATATCCTGTTCCATATTCTGAGTCTCCAAACTTAATGCTATTATAGAGTCCTCTAATAAATAGTAGGGTTAGTATCCCTATACTAATTAAAATAAACATTTTATTAGATATTTTCATTTTTAATCCTCCAAAAATGTAAGATTTCTGAAGTTAGCATAGCAAACATAACATTAATAAATTGTCATATTATGTCGAATGAGCAAATAAAAAAAGAGAGCAATAGCTCTCTTACTCAAATTGTAAAAAGATGAATATTTTACAATTTGAAATTGGAAAACATTTCTTCTACAATCAAATCATAATAACTCGTCAGTCTCGGCTAAGACTTTAGAATAAAATACGAGTTGTTTGCAGAAACGCTCTCTTCGAGGTTCATCTAACGCCGCATACGTTTGTTGAACTTCTTTGAGGGTATTGCGTAACATTTCATCTTTTGTATTGCTATACCCATTACATAGTAGGTCTAACGATACATCAAAAAAGGAGCTGATTTGAAGAAGTGTTTCCATGCTCGGCTCAAACATTGCATTCTCATAATTATTTATCTGATTGCGACTGAGGTTTAGTTGTTCACCGAGCTGTTCTTGTGTTAAATCTTTAGACTTTCTAAGCTTTTTTAAATTTTGACCAAATACTTCTAACGCTTTCATAATTCGAGTATAGTCTTTAAGTATTCAACATACTATATATGATTGCAAAACAATCAATAGTATATATAATGATTGTTGAAGGGGGTGAGAAGTGAATAATAATAAGAACTAACGTTCCCTTTTGGGGCAATTGGTGGTAAAATATGCATATAAGCTTCATTGAAAAAAATATGTAAAATTGCATATGTAACTAAATCTTGATTTATAGCGATTAAAAAACTTTCTCAACATTTGATTAATAATTATTTTATTAAAATTGTAAAAATTCGTGTTAGTATTGAAATAACTAAAACGAACGAAAAAAGACCCATATGAGCGCGTTCAAGAGGGACTCTCACACCGCCTCTTAAACCGTTCCCTAACCTAGACTTAGGAAACACTTACCCATACGAGTCACATCCAAGTATAACACAAAATTAAGATATCCCCTTCTCGTAATCTGTTTCCAACTTGAGAAATTGTTAGGATGGCGTCCTGTGTTCAGGAAAGGGAAGTGTAGTTATCGTGGAAGATTTAATGAAACGTATTAAAAAACAAGCTGATAGAAGGGAATTAACATTCCCAGATATTGAACGAAAAACTGGAGTGGATCGAGTTGTTATAACAGATGCAGTAAGTGGTAAAACCTCAGAAATGAAATTCGATAAGTTTTTACCTGTAGCTTCAATTCTTTTTGAAGATATGGAGGAACGAAAAGGAATTCTTAGTGAATTTATCATGCTATGTTCGGGAGATTTAAACATTCGCAAAGCGTTATGTTATTGCCAAGGAATTGGTGAGTATGAAGTTATAGATAAACTTATAGAGAAACATCAGGGAAATAGTCATTTAAAGAAATACTTTAAAATCTACAAGCTATTTAATTATAGAAGTCAAAATGTTAAACGAGGACAAGCCTTAATTGATGATATGGATAAAGTTATGTTTGCAAATGATCCAGAAGTTCAAGTTCTAGTAAATATGTTATACAGTTTTTCGATGTACGATATTTTTAATTATAGAGCTATGCTTCCTTATTCAGATAAAGTAGAGAAAAATTTAATAACTATAAAGAATGCATTTATACAATCTTGTCATGAGATACATTACAATGTTCGAAGTGCTTACATTAATTTATTTAACGAAGATTTAGAGACATGCAGAATTAAATGTGATGCAATATTAAAATCTGAATTAGAAGCACCCATTGTAAAGGCGACGGCATTATGTGGGATCGGAGAGAGTTATCTTTTTACTAACGTTTTGAAAGCGGAAAAATATTTATTACAAAGCCTAAAATATTTAGACGAAAACGGGATCTCGAAAGATAGTAGGAAGTATAAGTCTTTTCAGTCCACATTAGCCTTCTTGTATATAGATAATGGTTTTAATCTCGATAAAATAGATTTTACATCTATCGACTTATCTGAAGTAGCTTATTATGAAGGGCTATATGGGAACAAAGAAAAGGCATTAAAAATGTTTGAAGAATTAACTAAGGAAAGAAAATTAGATTCACCGTTCACAATGTACTATATTTCCAGAATTAACAATGATATACTGGGATTAAGAGAAGCTTTGAAACGCTTTGAACGGGTTGGAAACTATCACTATGCTAATGCTGTGAAACGTGTGTTAGCATCATTAGAAAAGAAAGTGGGATGAGGATGAAAAAAATTAGTGTAGCAGTTTTATGTATTATGAGTGCTTTTACTCTATCATTGAATGTAGGGGCAGCGACTAAGGACAGTAAAGAACAGCCAGTTAAACAACAAGTACAATATATGATGTCTGAGCCTGGCGGGCTTTAATAATAAAAATTAAATAGTTAATAAAAAGTTAGAGGTTGCGATTTCGCAGCCTCTTTCGTAATTTTTGGGGAATGTTGGTTTTTTATTATTGGTAAAAAAACCGACTCCTATTTTTTACCATATTGAATAAAGAGTAAAATCGTTAAATTACAAACACAACAAATGTTCACAAAATATACAGAGGGTGCAGGGGGAAATTATTGTGAAAAAAGAACAATTGGCAAAAGAAGCAGCTGTCGAGTTGATATTAGAGGGGAATACAAATATTACTGAAGAACAACTAAAAGAATTATTAATCGGTATACATAAAAATAAAAAAACTAACCATTAAGGTTAGCTTTTTTATTTTTGCTCTTTATTTTGTTGATATTGAACATACATCTCTAATTGCTCCCAAGCTTTTCTCTGTTCTTCTTCTGATAATTTAGATATAAGTCCTTCAATCTTTTTTCCCATTTCTGTAGCTTGTTTATCTTGTTCTGCGGTTAGCCTTTCATCAGTTGATCTTCCTAATAAATAATCTACTGATACTTTGTAAATATCAGCTAGTTTAGATAAAGTATCATAGTCAGGTTTTCGTCTTCCAGATTCGTAGCTAGAGAGACTTCCACGGTGTATTTCTAATTTTTCGGTTATATAGGTTTGAGTATAACCGCTTTTTTCGCGGCAGGATTTTAATCTTTCTCCCAAATTCATATATTTATTCCCCTTTGTAAATAAATTCCTATTTTTATGTTTATATTGCATTACATTCGAATTGTTATTATCTACAGTATATATACTTTCTGACGACTTTACACCGTTTTTTATCAAATTGATAAAAAAAATTTATCAAAATGACAAAAAACATGTTTACTTCTTCGAAATGACGACATATAATGAAATTAACAAATCGTCAAAACGACGACTTGGAGGTGAAGTGATTGACTATAGGTATGAGGATACGTAATATACGAAAAGAAAAGAAAATAACACAAGAAGAACTAGCAAAAAATCTTGGTTTTAGTGGTTCATCAGCTATTTCTTATATTGAAAACGGTCAGAGAAAATTAAATGCTGATAAGATCCCGAAATTGGCTGAATGTTTGGGAGTGACTATTGAAGATATTTTTTTGAATAATTGTCGTCAAAATGACGACAATATGTGATAGGAGGAAAGTTAAATGAATAAATCAACAGTTCAAATCGCTTTAAGCATTACAAAATTTTCAGCTCAAAAGGGGTGGAGCGATGAAGAGTTTTGGGAGGCTATTGAATTACTTCGCTTCAATAAAGAAGATGAAAGACAAACAGCTGTAGAAAAGCTAGATAGCATTCCAGTTACTAATGATAGTGCAACCGATTATCCAATTATGTTGAAAGTAGCTCATGTAGCAGAAGTATTAGGAATCTCACCAAGAAAAGCTTACGACATTATGGATCAAAAGGGTTTTCCTCTAGTCAAAATCGGGAGAAAGAAAGTAGTTCCAAGGGATGCATTCTTTAATTGGCTAGAAAAGGGGGTGTCAGCATGATGGAAGATACAACATCATTAGCTATATTTGCAATGTTAATCGCATGTGGTTCAGGGTTGTTTTACATCACTTATGAACCAATAAAGCAATGGGCTTGGAGTGATGTAGAACAAAAGGAAAAGACCCACTGCAATGGGCCTCTTTAGAAAAAACACTTGGTATTAGTATATCACGGAAAGTAGGGAAATAGCACATGGATTTAATTGAATATCAAGTGCTATTACCTAATAAGTACTGGGACTTAGCAGATAGCAAAGATGAATTAAAGAAGATGATTAATCAGTATTTCAAGGTTGGTTATCCGCATTATGAAATTCAACGAATTATCAAAAGTGGACAAGCATATGTGGCAGTTTGTACAAGGAGGTAAATAGATGGCAACGTTTCGAGTTAATAAAAGTAAAAATTATACAACCATTAATAATACAGGTCTTCGAGACGAACGTTTAAGTTGGAAAGCGAAAGGAATATTGGCTTATATTTTATCATTGCCAGATGATTGGGTATTCTACATGGAAGAAATAGCGACACACGCGAAGGATAAAATTAGTAGCTTATATTCAGGAATGAAGGAGCTTAAAAAGTATGGTTATGTAAAAAGGTTCCCTGTAAAAGATGAAAAAGGAAAAATAATCAAATGGGAAACAATTGTTTATGAAGTACCACAAGATGAAAACCCACATGTAGAAATTCCACAAATGGACATTCCAAATGTGGAGAATCCATATATAGAAAATCAAACACTACTAAGTACTAATAATTTACTAAGTACTAATAAACAAAATACTAATATACAAAGTAGTAGTAGCATCTTCTCTTTCTACGAAAATAATTTCGGTATTTTAAATTCATTCATAGCTGAAAGTATTTCGCAATGGGTAAACGATACAAGCGAAGAACTTGTACAAGCAGCAATGGAACGTGCCTTGAAACATCAAAAGAAATGGAATTATGCTGAGGGCATTTTAAAACAGTGGGTTAACAAAAACATTCGTACTTTAGCTGATGTGAATGCAGCAGAAATAGAATTTAAAAACAAAGGAAAAAAAGGAGAGAAAAACAATGCAGACGTTAGGAAAAACGGTAGCTTCATCGAAAAATACGATTTTGAGTAAATTCGCTCAAAGTTATGTATTGTCTCCTAATAGATGTACAAATATTTTCTTGGTCGGGAAAGACAAAATTAAAGACGTTTGTAATAAACGCTTACTTATAGATACAAAAACAGATGAAGAGTTTTGTCCACAATGTAGATCGGTAGAGCAAGAGGACCAGCAACTTGCAAAAGAAACACTGGCTATTAAGAAGAAAAACGAAATTATTCATTTATACGATTCGTTTTCAGATAACAGCCTTATAAATCCTAAATTAAAAAAAGCTACTTTCGATAGCTATATACCACCTACAGAAGAATTAGCAAATGCGAAAAGTGTAATTATGGATTTCGCTAAAGATTTTGACCCTAAGAAGTCAGAGGGCATCGTAATTACTGGGAGCTACAGAGTTGGAAAAAGTCATTTATGTGTAGCGGCTACAAAAGAAATTATGAGAAAAGGATACAGTGCAATGTTTATAGAAATGAACGCACTCTTTACAAAAATAACATCTACGTGGAATAAAAATAGCGAGTTAACGGAGGACAAGCTAATGTCTATTCTTGCAAATGTAGATGTGCTTGTATTAGATGACTTTGGAGCCGAGTTCACGGAAAAAGATGCTGAGGGAGTTACTTGGAAGAAAACGAAAACCAAGGATATTCTCGAGCGTAGGTTAGGTAGAACAAACTTGTTTACAACCAACTTTGGAGTTATGGAGTTAGCCGGAATGTACGGAGAGCGTGAGTTTAGTCGGATTATGGAAGATAATCAAGTATTGAAAATGTACGGTGAAAATTACAGTTTGCGAAATTTCAAAAAGGAGGAATAAAGATGTGCTCACTATGTCATGACACAGGGATCATTTGTAAAGAAACTTATCCAGGTGTAATTGAACGGAATGGTTGTAATTGTGCAGTAGCAATACAGCAGCAAGAAGAAAACGATAAGCGTTGGCAAGCATGGTTAATAAAATTCGAGTCAATGAAACAAGAGTTAGAAAGAAAAAAACAACAAAAAGCTAGTTAATAAGGGGGAGTAAGGAATGAAAGACACAGGCGTTACAAGAAAAGTAGACGAGCTAGGTCGTGTGGTAATTCCGGTAGAGTTACGCAGAACTTTAGGGATTGCTGAAGGGACAGCACTAGACTTTCATGTTGATGGGGAAAACATCGTTTTAAGAAAACCAGAAAAATCATGCTTGGTGACGGGGGAAGTTTCTGAATCGAACATGGAATTTTTTGGCGGTAGAATGTTTTTGAGTAAGGCAGGAGCAAAAGAATTACTTAATGCTCTTGAAAAGAGTGTGAAGGTACATGCCTAAACAATTGAATATTTTCGATGTAGAGCCAGCAATTTGTGAGTTCGATGTAATGAAGGCAAATGTGAAAAGAGGTACTGGACGCAATACATACGCTGATGTACGCATCCAGGTTCCAAAGAATGCAAAGTGTACGGATGAATTACCACGCACAACTAAACAAGATGATCGTTATGACATCTTTGAACAATATGTAATGGCAATTTGGAGATTTCAACGCGCTGTAGATAAGTTTTTTAGTTGGGATACAGCGGAAGAGTTATGTAAGGCAGCAAGGGATAAAAAAGAAATAATTCCGGTAAGGATTTATTTAGGAAGTGGCTTTAAACCTGATGTTGTCGAGTACATGCGGTAGTAAAAGGGAGAGGGACATATGAAAAAAATAGAAATTGATGTTAGCAGCAACAAACTTTTAATAGTGAAGGACGGAAATGTTACAACAGTAAATCCACCAATGAGCGGATTCGGTGAGCAAGTTGCGGTTTGGGTAAACGGTAAAGTTGATCGTGTGGATACTAAGTTTACTGAAAAGATAAAATAATCATTTTTAGAAAGTAGGTTCGCTTATGAGTGTAGCAAGAAGTCATGAAGCGATGAAGGAATCACGTTTGAAAATATACATCGCTTTAGAAGAAGCTAACTTCATTTGGGATGAAAGAGATGTAATTCGTTTTCGTGAAATGTGGAATCAAGGTATGAGTTTACCAGAAATGGCAGAAGCACTAAGGAGACACCATGCTGAGGTTGCGCTCCTTGTGATAGATCAGGCTGATAAGTATTTAATTGAAAATCGTCCAATAGGATTAGGAATTTGCTAAATAGGAAGGGGAAAACAAAATGAAAGCTATGGAAAACGGTGTATATGCAACAACTAAATTAGTTAGTGAATCAAAGGGAGGACAAGCTGTAATGAATATTAATCAAATCTGCGAATTAGATCAATATCAGGAAGCAACATTACGTACATGGAATGCAAATAATGATTTCGGTGGAAGAGTTTTAAATGCAGCATTAGGGCTTACTGGAGAAGCTGGTGAGGTTGCCGATATCGTAAAAAAAGCCATCTTTCATGGTCATGGATTTGATCCAGCTCATTGTCCAGGGGAAGAGAACGGGAATACTCATAAGTTGGCGTTAGAGTTGGGTGACATCATGTACTATATCTCCATTATGGCCCACGAAATGGGATATACCCTAGAAGATATTGCTCAAATGAATATATCTAAATTAGCGAAAAGATATCCAGACGGTTTTAGTAGAGAAGCTAGTCAAGCACGTGTTGATGTAAAGTAAAACCAAATTTGAATTTTGTTAGAAAAGAGGGAATAAGAAAAATGCATAAAGAGGATTACATCGAATGCCCGTATTGCAAACATATTCACACTTATTACCAAGATTATTTAGAGGTCGGTGATATGGCCGGAGAATTTAATATGAAGTGCGAAAAGTGCAAGGAGTTGTTTGATGTTGATTTCTATAGCATCTTTTGGTTTAAGACAAAAAAGAAATAATGAAGCTGAATAAAAGCGTTATTTGGTTGGAAAGGAGGGTTATGATGTACCCGTTTTATGTAGATGGAGAAAAGGTGTTTTCATTCTCTTACAAGCCAAGTAAAGGCGTTGTGAAAGATGATGATACTGGCAAGTGGTACGAAATAACAAAAGTCGAGCAAGGGCGTGGGCGCAAAGTTTACGGGAAAGAAACTATTAATTTGGACGGTATGAATTGGCAACCTTATAAAGATTAATCGAAAAGGGGAATGAATCATGTTGAAAAAGGGCGATAAAGTTGTAATGCATACATGCGGAGAAGCGGGGCATTACAACGGTAAGATTTGGACTTGTAAAACAGATGAGTTTGCAGCGAGTAGCAGATCACAAGTTGTGTTTTTAGAAGGTTTCAGTGGTTATTTTTTAACAGAGTACCTTCAGTTAGTTAATTTAGAAAGTGTTGAAAAGGAAATAAAACCAATCGATGACTTAACGAAATTTATAGATATAACAAAAGAAGTATTCAAAGGTGCGTTTATTAACAGAAACAATGAATTGATATTCGACAGACGTTCAAATCTTTATTTCAGATTGGATGATGTAGAAACGGTTTTAGAATTTAAATGCAAGATGATGGCATGGTTATCAAGACCGATTACGAAGAGCTTGAGTGACTACAAAGCTAGAATCATATTAAAAAGATTCAATGAGTTGTTAGGGACAAGCTTCAGTAAGATTGACATGGAACTTATTTACGACAGGTTAGGTAATGACGTAGCAAGACCGCTATGCATCAAATTCATCGAGTCGAATTATGATTTGTCACTATTAAAACGATAAAGGAGAAAGAGAGATGGATACAGTTACAAATCATGTATTAAGTCAAATTAATGCAGAATGGCAGCAACAAGGAAGTGACGCTTATGAGTTTTTAACAAACGTCCTACTTTGTCCGTTTCTATATAAAAAACTTGAAGATGAGGGGATTTTAGAAAAACAAACAGATCAGGATGAAGAGTGGTTTGTTTTCGATCCAAATAAGTTTAATAGCATAGAAGATGGAAATTACTTTGAAATATTAATTTACAAGGAAGAGATAGATGAGTTAATAGCATATGAATTTGAGTGATTTATAACAAAATAGTTAATTTATAAAAAAATCGGAGGCGTTACAAAATGGATGATTTAAAACAAGTAACTCAATACAAAGCTTCAGATGGTACAGAATTTCATGTGGATGTAGATAAAGAAGGTTTATATCATATTGTCGCTAAATTTCCATTTTTAACAACATCAAAAGATGGGAAGTACACAAATAACTTTGTTGGCTATGTAACCAACGATATAACGGATGAAACGACAGCTAAGGGAATTGCATCGTTTGCTTGCTATTGCTATCAAAGGCAGTTGAATCATAATTCAAAATCAAACTAAACAAAATACTTATTTTGGAGGGAAATAGATATGATGAAAGTTTTTAAAATGAATGATTGTGATTGGGTTTGTGCTGAAACGGAAGAGCAAGCAAAAGAGTTTTACAAAAATGAGTGCGGATTTGAAGATGATGAAATCAATGAGTATTTCGAAGGAGAGGTAAGTTTAAATACCATGATGCATGTAGATGCAGATGACTTGCCAGAAGAAGAACTTACTAAATGTCAGCAGATGACTAAGTATGGTGATACATTGTTGGTCTTAAAACCATTCAAATGGGTAATTGAACATGAAAACATTACAAGCCCATGTATTATAGCTTCAACAGAATACTAAACAAAATCTTTATTTGCGCGACACGTTTCCTTATAAAGTGTGTAATCACGAAATAGGAGGGTTATCAATTCTGATAACAACAACTGATTGACTGAAAGTAGGAATGAAAGCCGTCAGGTTGAGCTGAAACTACTTATCTGATACTCCTACATGCAAGGCGTGATAGTAGTCACAAATTGTATGGAGCTAGGTGAAGTCGGCTGAACAAAACCTAAGTGAGAAAAGAAATCATATGGTAATGGATAGGTCGGGATGCTACAAAATATCTATGGTGAGAATGTCCAAATGGACTGACGAACTTGCGAATGTACGGGTCTAAACGATTAATACATTAGAAATGTGTATGTCGTCAATGACGACGTTATCTACCGAAAAGTAAGATTAAATAATATGAAATTCGGAGCATCTAACGATGAGGGTGTAAAGATAACAGGCTTACAGTAAGCACCTAAGGGTATATGTACAGCTAGGTCAATCGGAACGTGGTAAGCAAGAAGCTGTCATCAACGCCTACTAGCGGACAGATGCATATAAGGTTCTAACGAACCGAAATTGCTTCATTCTTGTGAAGGTGGGGACACAGTACCGATGAAGCATGTAACGAATGTGGAGGGATAGTCCCTAGTCTTGTTCTTTGAAAACTAAATTAACTAGATGTAACTCACAGGATCGAGTAAGATGATGGGACTTTTCGTAAGAAAGGGGAAATAATACATCGGTGAGTACAACGTTACGACATGCAGAATATTACGATATGCAAAAAGTGCTTGATGATTTATATCAACGTAGTAAAAACAATGCTACTAAAGGTGTAAATCTATATAAACACATCATATCAAAAGAAAATATTCTATTGGCATATAGAAACATAAAGGCTAACACTGGTTCTAAAACTGAGGGAACAGATGGTATTACAATCGACCATTATAAAATGAAAGATGTAGACTCTTTTGTTAATAATATAAGAAAAACCCTTGTAGACTACAAACCTAATACGGTACGTAGGGTAGAAATACCTAAACCAAATGGAAAGAAACGTCCATTAGGAATACCTACTATGAGAGATAGATTGATACAACAAATGTTCAAACAGGTTCTAGAGCCAATATGTGAAGCAAAGTTCTACAAACACTCATACGGATTCAGACCTAACAGGTCAACACATCATGCAATGGCTAGGTGTCAATTCTTGATGAATCGAGGAGGATATAGTCACGTAGTAGATATTGATATACAAGGTTTCTTTGATAATGTAAACCATTCTAAATTACTGAAACAACTATATAACATAGGTATAACCGATAGAAGAGTACTAACAATCATTTCAAAAATGTTAAAAGCACCAATTAAAGGAGAAGGTATCCCTACAAAAGGGACTCCGCAAGGAGGAATCCTAAGTCCACTACTAAGCAATGTTGTATTAAATGACTTAGATTGGTGGATATCTAGTCAGTGGGACACTATCAAAACAAGAAAACCACATACAGTCCAAACTAAAAACTATCGTTTAGCAAAAGCAAAACTAAAGAGAATGTATATAGTCAGGTATGCGGATGATTTTAAAATATTTACAAACAACCATCAATCTGCAACTAAAATATTCCATGCAGTAGAAGGTTATCTCGAGAATCAATTAAAACTTAATATATCTAATGAAAAATCAACTATAACTAACCTAAAAAGAAAATCTTCAGATTTTCTAGGATTCTCCATCAAATCGGTCAAAAAGAGCAAAAGGTACGTAGCAAACACACACGTAAGCGAGAAAAAGAAGAAAGACATCCTGGAAAAAGCAAAAACAAGGATTAAAGCAATTCAAAAGAATCCATCAGGGAAAACAGTACAGGACTATAACTCTTACGTGCTTGGCATAAAAAACTACTACAAAATTGCAACGCATGTAACTATAGACTTTGCTGAAATAGCCTTTCGTCTCTCGAAAACCTTGTTTAATCGTCTAAAATCAATAGGGAAATATAAGATTCCTACCAATGCAAACGCATTATACAAAAGAACTCACAGGAATAATTATAGAACCTTTGAAATAGCAGGTAATCATGTATATCCAATAGCGGACATACAAACACGATTCCCTCAAAGTTTCAGCCAAGATATATGTAATTACACTACAGAAGGAAGACAAAAACTCATCAAAAGCCTAAAAGGTAACATTGCCAATGAAATGCAAAAAATATTGCTATCCTCCAATGAAGGGCAGAGTGTGGAGTACACAGATAACAGAATATCAAGATATTCTATGCAAAATGGCAAATGCGCTGTCACAGGAATCTTTTTACTAGCCGAAGACGTGCATTGCCATCACAAAATACCGAGAGGTATGGGAGGAACTGATGAGTTCAACAATCTAATTATTGTACATGAATTTGTTCACAGACTGATACACGCTACAAATGAAGAGACGATTAAAAAATATATGAGATTACTCCAATTGAGTGACAATCAATTGGAGAAAATAAACAAACTTCGTAAAGTTTGTAATCTAGTTACTTTAGTATAAAAGAATAAGATGGGGCGCTGTATGCGATGAAAGTCGCACGTACAGTGCTAAGCGGGGGAAAAGATGGAGATAACTTCAAAGTCTTACCTATCGCAACGGGCAGAAAGGCGGATTAAGATGATAAAAATAACTAAAACGGATAAATATGATGAATTACTAGATCGTCACAACAAACTAATGGAGGAAGATGAAGAATTTAGAAAGGCTGCAAAGAGTCTCACATTTCCTGTCGGGAAAAAGTTAGAACTAGTTATCGAGATTACAGATGAGTATCACAGTTATAATTTACAAAATTTAATGAGAGGTACTCTGGAAGGCTCTGAATTACTAGGATTTCGAGTTAATGAGATTGTTTTGTATCCAGAATTGCGGAAGAAAGATGAAGTGAAACAAATTTTAAATAAGGTAATCCGAGATATCGAAAATTATAAATTGTAATCAAAACGCTATTTTATTAGAAAAGGAGAATAAAAGATATGAAAATCAATATTAAAGTTGAAACTAAAAAGGAAAAATATTCAGTAGGTGACATCATCGTTACTAATTCAAACGAAACATATTTCATATATAAAGACCCGAAAACATCAAGATATTCATTTTTAAATTGCAACATGGATACATGGGCTTCAGGTAGTTTTGAAACAATGGATAAACTTTTTGAAGACCTAAGAAGTTGGACAAATTTCAAGCACTACCCAAAAAGCGAATATCAATTAGAACTAGTACCTACGAATTAAAAACTAAACAAAAACTTCATTTTATGAAATAAAACAGCTAGCGCGATTAGCTAGCTGTCCTGTTAAGAAAAGAAAACGGTGCTTATCAAATGTGCAGTTGTAATTGCGAATTACAACTATAGTATGAACAGAGTTGTAAATGTTATGCGAAAATAATCTAATAAAAATTTCATTTTGTAGCAAAGGGGAATGGATATGGAAAAGTGGCCTGGAGAAAGAATTGAAGCTTATAAAAGATATGTGGCAAATGAAGATAAAAACATTGAATTGTTTGAACGCCAATTGGAATACAAACAAAAAGAAATCCAATGCTTACAGAGAGCAATTAAAAGCGCTTCACAAAGAAGAGAGTCAGATGTTTTAGAATTGCGTAATCAAGGATGGGAATTAACAGAACAAGGCTGGAATAATACGAAATAAAAGAGCAGCTAGCAAAAGCTAACTGCTCATCTCCAAGGGGGAACAAGGAGAAAAGATTACCGTGTCATCTATAGTATTGACGGAATATTGAGTTTTATTCAGGGGAGGAAATGAAATGAGACCACGCAGATTCGAATATTTGATTTCTTATAAGTATTACCAAAATAACGGTAATGCGGATTGTACGTATTTATTGAATAGTCGTTCCAAGTTAAATAGTAGAAAAGATGTCCTAGATTTAATAAATATATTAAAGGAACAATGCAACGCTCATACAGTCGTAATCAATAACATTCAATTACTTAGGGAAAAGAGAGCATTATAAAAACTCAACAAAATAATCCTTTTAATAGAAAGCGAGGTTAGGGGAATGAATGGAATCAAGTATCTTGTAAACGTTAATGGTCAAGATCAAGAAATTAAACCATGTGGTTTAGAATCTGATTTGGAGAACAAAAAAAATAACGGTGAGAGAGTTACGTTCAAAGAAATGTGTGAATTGATTGCGAAGTGGTTTCAAGAAACAAGAGGTATAGAAGTTACAGGAAAACAAGTTTTTAATTCATCTCCAAGTGGTGAGTTGTGGCATATATTTGCTTGGTATGCAGAAGCGAAAGAGTATTTCAACAGGAAATAAAAATAGAATACAGTCCGGCTAGAAAACTAGAGGACACCAATTCATTAAAGCGGCAATAAAAGCTGTTTTAGGGATAGGTGTCCTTTTTATTTTGAAAAGGGAGATGGGGAAATGAAAGTACTAAAAGATCAATTACGTGAATGGAAAAAGCAATCAAATAAAACAAAGAAGAAAAAGAAGAAAAAACGAAAAGAGAAATTTAGCACTCGTGATATTGAAGATTTAATGGGCATGCATAGACCTTGTTATGAACGAAGACGTGGAGCAATCAGACAAAAGTAATCTAAAAATAAAAAGGAGTGGTCTTACATGACTAAACAATTATCTTTCTTACCAAAAATTGATAGAACAGCAACACAAGAGGAATTAGAAGGTGTGTTGGAAAGCGTACGTATACATAGACAGTTTGGGATGATGCGTAAAGAAATGAAAGTCACTCCTTCTTATGAAGTACGTGAGCATGGTCCTACACATACAGTTGGAAAACCATTAGAAGATGTCGCTATGGCAAATATTCAACAAAGTAAACGAGAAGAGTGGCTTGAAAGAATGTCAGTACGTATTGATCAGTTTCTAAATCGATTAGGGAACGGACGTGCAGGAAGCATTCAAAGAGATATTATTTATAAACGTTATTTAGAAGAAGAGGACGTATGTGATTACATGGTTTACAACGAAATAGGGATGTCAGAGCGTACTTATCGACGTTGGAAGTCTAAAGCATTTTATAAGCTTGCTTTTGCACTTGGATTAGAAGTTTACGAGACAGAAGAGACTGGAGGTAATGAATAATGAATTTTGTTCAGCCAATACGTGATCCAGAAGAAATACAGCAGCTAAAAGAGTATTTTAAAGAAAAGAGCTTACGTAATTACATTCTCTTCATTATGGGAATCAATACAGGCTTGAGAATATCGGACATTTTGAAATTGAAGGTAGGAGATGTCAAAGGTAGTCATATATCTATGAGAGAAAAGAAAACCGGGAAACAAAAACGAATACAAATTACTGCAGCATTGAAAAGAGAACTTAAATGGTTTATTGAAGAAAGAGAAGATAATGAGTATTTATTACAAAGTAGACAAGGGAAGAATCGTCCGATTGGTCGTAGCATGGCATATAAGATATTAAGTGGAGCAGCGGCAGAGTTTGGATTAGACGAAATAGGAACACATACACTGAGAAAGACGTACGGGTATCATATGTACATGCAAACGAAAAACATAGCATTACTTATGGAGATATTCAATCATTCGTCAGAGAAGGTCACGTTACGTTATATAGGTGTAAACCAAGATGCAATGGATAAAGCAATGACTAGATTTAAAATCTAAGCATTGCTTTTTCTTTTTAAATCTATACAGTTACTCATAAATTTCGTACTGTGTAACTCAAAAGAGAAAGTAGAATGAAATCAATGCTAGCAAGGGATTTGGCAAAGGGGTCAGTTACACACAATACAAGATATGGGTAACTCATTGGAGAAAGGACAGGGGAGATAAGCGGTTGCCAAAAACCACTGATTTGGGTAAAACAGTTGCAAAGAGTAGGTTAGGATATTGATTAGAAAAATAAGTGGCAGAGTCGTGACCGCTTTTTGGCAGGAAATGTGCCGGTTGTTTTGGAAATACCGTGTTATATTTGTATTGTGAGAAGTGGCGGAAAACACAACTCACTATGTTGTTTCTAAATTTCTAAACGGTTCGTAATGACGGCACATAAAATCCGAAACCAGCAGATGGTACTGATTGAATGTTACCGTTAATAAGGAGAGCTTTTGCTCTTCTTTGAGCTAACAACATCCTAGGTAGACAGAATTAGGAGAACCTGATAAGTTTTCCGATGGTGTCTGTCGTGGTTGTTAGCTGAAAGAAGAATAAAACTTCACATACCGTAATCGAAATGCAAATCAATAAATGATAACAAAGCATCCATTCGGGTGCTTTTTATTTTGGAGGAGGATGAAGGATGGAATCTATAACAGATATAATTGCTGATTTTGAAAAAAGAATTAACGATTTACAAAGAGATAAAGATGGTCTGCAACAAACATTACTTTATGTTTCAACGATGGTAGAAGGATTGAATGGAAAGGTCAATATGTTAGAAGAATCGTTAGCAGCGAAAGCTGATATAACTCATGTTCAGTGATTAATCAAACAATCTGAGGAGGATTCACAAAATGGCTAATACCAAATTAAAGATTAATATCGATGCTGATACATCAGAAGCGTTAAAACAAATGAAGGAAGTAACTGAAGTCGCTAATGAATGTGTGGCTGCGTTAGAGAAGTTGGAAAAGGTTATTGGTAAGTTTACTAATAATAATGATTCGATTGAAATAGAAGTTCCTCTCTTTCTAAATGGAAAGCAAATAGCTGAAGCTATTACTAAGGTTGAACCATCTGGAAAATCTCAGATTGCACTTGCTAAGGAGAAAGAGTTACAGGATCATTATGAATGCGAATGGTGTCATAAAGATAAAGCAATCCACATTATCAAAGACCTTCGTTATGGTGAAGAAAGAAAGATATGTACGTCTTGCTATCTATCTATTGCTCAGAAGGTAGTGTCTAACAATATGGCAGATAAATTACGGAAGAATATATAATGCTGTGGTTATTAGGTTATTTAATTGTAGGTATGATATATGTTTCTTTTGGCATGCAACCAGCTTTACGTAAGATGTTGAAAGAGGAAGAGGGAGATACTAAACAAGAAGCAATTACTATTGTAGTAATGCTCTTAGTTATTGGAATCTTCACACCTGTTTGGCCAGCGTTGGTAACCATGAGGATTGCTGGTGTGTTTTATAAAAAGAAATATAAGGAGTGAGGAGGTGAATACATTCTTACACAATGCAATCGGTGTAAATGAAGCTGCATCTATTCTTAACGTATCACCTGGTTATGTTAAGAATAGATGCGCTGAAGGAAAGATTGTAGCAAAAAAGATTGGCAAGACATGGGTGATTGATAGATCAAAGTTAAGAGGGATACAGAAGAGCATAAAGTTTATATGTATGTTCTGTGGATATAAAGAACAGTTGAGTGCAAGGAAAGCAAAGTATAAGGATGGATTACGTTGTAAGCAATGTGAATGTGGTGGTGCAATGATTGATGAAAGAATACAAAACCAAACAACAGAAGCGTAAGTTCTATGATAGTGGTGCATGGAAACGATTAAGAGAACAAGTAAAGAAGAGAGACTCTTATGAATGCCAAGAGTGTAAGCGCAATGGTAGTGTTCGTGTGGACACCAATGAATACAGTGAGAGTGCAAAGCGTAAGAAGATTCAGCTCGTTGTCCATCATATAAAAGAACTTGAACATCATCCAGAACTTGCATTAGAAATAGATAACTTAGAAACAGTCTGTGTGGATTGCCATAATAAAGAACACGGTAGAACATTTGAAAAGAAACCAAATAAATGGGAAAACGATGAAAAGTGGTGAAACTGATTCGGAAACAATCCCCCCCTTAAAATATTTCAATCTTTTTCGGGGAACCGGGCACCGGGGAGGGGGTCGTTTTTCCAGATTTTTGAGCTCTATCGCATAGGACCCCTACCCAGTATGAAAATATGATTGAAGCGAGGTGATATTATGGCGGACATTGATGAGCGTGAGGTGCTAGTTAACAAAGAAAAAAATCGTTTAAAAAGACTATTTAAAGACATCCCACCTAGTAGGTTAAAAGTGGTTGAAGGGTTAATTATTCAGGCAGCAAGGTTAAGAGTTTTATTGAATGAGATGTGGATGGATATATCTGAGAATGGTGACTATGAAATGTTCTCACAATCTGATAAAACAGAGCCGTATGAAAGAGAACGACCTGTTGCCCGGTTATATAATACCCGTGATCAATCATATCAAAGGGTCATTAAACAACTAACAGACTTGTTGCCAGAAGGAAATATTAAAAAAGAAATTAAGAAGTATTCGGCAAGTGATTTAATATGATTGTTCATAAGTATGTAAGTGAATATATAGAACTATATGAAACAGGAAAAATAGTATTAAATAAAGAACGCATCATGTTGATTAATTACTTAAAGCAAGACATATTAACCCGTAATGATTTACATTTCGATATGGATTTAATTCATAAATGTGTAACTTTCATAGAAAAGTGGCATTTTAAATTAAATTCCTTTCAAAAATTTTTAATAGCATTTGTGTTCTTGTTTGATGAATATGAGGATGTTTATTTTGATCAGCATTTTTGGATGATGGCAAGGGGTGCTGGTAAAAATGGATTGATTAGTGCATTGACACACTTCTTTATTAGCGAATTACATGGTATTGAGCATTATAATGTATCAGTAGTTGCTAATACAGAAAGACAAGCTAAAACTTCTTTTATAGATGTTTATGAAAAGAATAAAAAGCATGAAATATTAGATGAGCTATTTGTATCAACCAAACAATTGATAACGAATAAAGCGACTCGTTCGACTTTTGAATATCATACATCGAATGCAGGAAGTAAGGATTCATTAAGAGATGGATGTGTTATTTATGATGAGATACATAGGTATGAAAATAGCGATGTTGTAGAGGTATTCTCTAGTGGTTTAGGTAAGGTTCCTAACTCTAGGGAATTTTTTATTACCACAGATGGATTCGTTCGTGAAGGTTATCTTGACAAAATGAAAGAGCGAGCTATGAATATCCTGAAAGGAAAAGAAAAAGAGGATAGATTGTTTCCTTTTATTTGTAAGTTGGATAATCCTGAAGAAGTAGATAATCCAGATATGTGGGAAAAAGCAAATCCGATGTTTAGTAAGCCTATGAGTCAATATGCTAGAGGGTTGTTTAAAAAAGTTATGCGTCAGTATAAAAACCTTGAAAATGACCCATCTAACAGAGAAAACTTCATGACAAAAAGAATGAATTGGCCAGAAGTAGATTTAACAAAGGCTGTAGCCCCATGGGAGGAAATCATGCGTACAGGGTATGAAGAAGATGGGGAAACATTGAGAGAAATACCAGATTTAACACATAAAGTTGCTGTGGGTGGTCTCGACTACGCCAGTATTAAAGACTTTGCATCTGTGGGACTCCTTTTTAAACATAGGGAAAATTATATATGGAAAACTCACTCATTTGTACGTAAAGGCTTCTTGGATAAAGTGAAGTTAAAAGCTCCTATTTATGAATGGGCTGAAAATGGGTTGTTAACTATTGTGGACGAACCTGTTATTAATATTTCTCACATAGTTGATTGGTTTGTAAAAATGCGTGAAATGTATGGCGTGAATACGATTGTTGCAGATACATTCCGTTTGGATCTTGTTAAAACAGCACTCGAAGCAGAAGGGTTTACATTGTTATATATTCGTAATCCAAAAGCGATTCATTCTTTATTAGCTCCAAGAGTTGAAACCTTATTTGCAAATGGACAAATTATCTTTGGTGATAATCCATTAATGCGTTGGTATACCAACAACGTTTACGTTCATATTAAAAAAGATGGCAACAAAGAGTACTTGAAAAAAGATGAATTTAAGCGAAAAACTGATGGATTCCAAGCCTTTATTCACGCTTTATGGCAAGCTGACAATATTCTTGAAGAAGAAGTTGAGTTTATGCTAGATGAAATAGATTTTTAAGGGGGTGATTACAATTGGATGGCTTGATAATGTGTTTAATAGAAATAAAGAATTAGATTATATGTACGATGATGATATAGTTTCAGAAACTTCAAATAGGGTTCATATGAAGCGATTAGCTGTAGAAACATGTGTATCTTTTTTAGGTAGGACAATTAGTCAATCAGAGTTCAGAGTTAAAAATGGTGATAAATTTTTAAAAGATGAACTGTATTATCGCTTGAATGTTAGACCTAATAAGAATATGACAGCAAGCACTTTCTGGGAAAAGTTAATTCGTAAATTAATTTATGAAAATGAGTGTTTAGTAATTCAATCTGATGATAGCGACTTACTTATTGCTGACTATTTTCAACATAATGAGTTCGCCGTATTTGAAGATACTTTTACAAATGTAGTAGTAAAAGAGTATGAGTTTAAGCGTTCATTTAAACAAAGTGAAGTTATTCATTTGAAATATCGAAATGATAAGCTGTCGCCTCTAATTGATGGATTGTTCAATGATTATGGCGATTTATTCGGACGAATATTAAGTTCTCAAAAACGTAAAAATCAAATTCGTGGTGTAGTAGATATAGAAGCTCAGACGGCAAAGTCCGAAGAAGGGCGAGGGAAATTGCAAAAGTTCGTTGAGAAAATGTATAAAGCATTTGGAGAAAAAGATATTGCAATTGTTCCTCAACAACCAGGTTTTAAATTTAGTGAGACGTCGTCTGGTGGTGCAGGTTCTGGGCAAAGTGTGGAAGAAATCAATAAAGTAACAAATGGTTTTTTAAATCAAGTCGCAATGGCTATTGGAATCCCAACAGCTTTGTTATATGGAGAAATGGCTGATGTAGAAAAACAAACTAAAAACTATATGCTTTTCACAGTTAAACCTCTATTAAAAAAGATTTCAGATGAAGCAAATGTGAAATTCTTCGAAATGACAGAGTACCTGGAAGGGCAAAAAATTGAAGTCAAAGCTGTTTCTTATCAAAGTATTTTTGATCTTGCGACAAGCATTGATAAACTAATTTCTTCAAGTGCATTTACTGGAAATGAAATAAGATTAGAAGTTGGATATGAGTACTCAGATGATCCGAATTTAAATATCCATCATATTACAAAAAATTATAAAAAATTAGATGAATCTGAAGACCTGCGGTAGTATGTCAACTGAGAAATAACAAAGTTTAAAGTTGTCAAAGGTCAATTTGTTTAAAAAAGGCATCACGAAACTAAACCAGTAACGAATGTAATTTACTGGAAAATAATGAAAGGTAGCGATGACAAAAATTTATGTCATTCTTTCACACACCTTCCTGGCGTAAAAAGTTGGTGGCTACGTAGTAGCGCATCCACCAATCGCACAAATTTTCTTGCGGTTAGAACGAGTGCACGTTTGTGTTGATGTTTTGGTACTTCATTATATTTTTTCACGTAATACTCTTGATAATCTGATACATGCTTTCTTACTGAATTGGCGGCTTCAACTAAGTAATAACGCAAGTAATGATTACCTGTACGGGATAATGAAGTATCTTCGGCTGTAAAACGACCGGATTGGTGCTTTCGCCAGTATAATCCAGCGTATTTGGCTATTTTTGTTTCATCGTCAAATCTTTCGATTTGGCCAATTTCAGCAATGATACCGGCAGCGAAAACAGGACCTACTCCAGGAATAGATTCAAGTGTTTGGGTCAAACCAGCCATGATTTTTTTAATAGACTTTTCTAATTCCTTGATTTGTTGTTGAAACGTACGAATGACTGCGATGGATGTACCTAAGATGACATCTATTGAATCTTCTACAACCTTATCCAAGCGATAAGAAGCTTTCACAGCTTTTTGAATGGATGCTGCTACGCATTTTGGATCACCAAAACGGTTTCGACTTTTTTCCTGTAGGAACTCAGCGAGTTCTTCTAAAGGCATATTAGCGAGTTCCTCTAAGCTGAATTTTTCAAGAAATAGTTCTGTCATGGCGCTACCAAATACGGAAGTATCCACCTCTTGTGAAAATGTATTACATTTAAAACTTAGGTGTTGAAGAAAGTGTTGTTTTTCTTTCGTTAACATTTTGACAAGTTGGTATCGTGATCTTGTTAATTGCTGCAGTGCCACGTACTGACTTTCTTTTACGATAGACATTTGATTACGGCCAAATCGTAAGTAATCAGCAATGACAAAGGCATCAATCTCATCGGTTTTATTCATGTCAGAATAGCTTTTCTTAAAATTTGCGACTTGTTTTGGGTTTAGGAGAAATACTTTTGCTCCAAAACGCTGTAAATCTATATCATGGTGAAGAAACATAGAAGGATGAAAGCTGTAAACAGAGGTGGATTCTAGACCAATCTTAAGGATGTCGACCTCTTTACCCGCAATACACTGTAATAATTTTTCTTTGAGTGTAGTAGCTCCTGGTAGGTCATTACTGACCGAAAAAGAATCCAGTTTTTCTCCGTCACCATTTAAAAAGCAAACTTTCATATCAAACGAACTTACATCTAAACCAACAAATAATCTCATGTAAGAGACCCCCCTTCTATATTAGAATCATTTCTTGGACGTCTCGAGATATCTCTAGTGTGTACGCCGACCAACAACCTCGTGTATGAGAGCTAGTCCTGAATCGAAAGCCGCCCTAGAGCTACTATCATCTAGGTTCGAGGGTCAGGCTGCTCAGCCTGCGAGTAAGGAGTCCCGCGCGTTCACTGAGAAACACTCTTCAAATGTGGTAAATCCACAGGAGGTGAAAGAATTGTCCCAAATGATCCTAAAATCATTATCTAGAAATATCTTGAGACGTCCAAGTATTTTTATTTATAGGGCTCTTATTAAGAAGAAAATCTAAGCCAGTAATAGGGCTTAAATATTAATATACGAGGAGGTGAGAAAGAAAATGACGGTGAAAATTGATGTGAAAGGTCCAATTATTTCTAATGATGAAGCTTGGATTTATGATTGGTTTGAAATGGATGCTACAAGCCCGGGTAAGATTACAAAACAACTCGATAACGCAAATAGTGAGGATTTAATTGTATCAATTAATAGTCCTGGTGGTTATGTAGATGAGGGTTCAGAAATTTACACAGCATTAAAAAATTATCCTGGTCATGTGGAAGTTCAAATTGTTGGTTTAGCAGCAAGTGCAGCTTCTGTAATTGCGATGGCTGGTGATAAAGTTCGAATTTCTCCAACAGCAAAAATCATGATTCACAATGCTGCTAAGTGGCATGGTGGAGATCACCGTGACATGGAAAAGGCGGCCGAGATGTTGAAAATAACAGATCGAGCAATTGTGAATGCCTACGTCATTAAAAGTGGTAAATCAGAAGAAGAACTACTTAATATGATGGCTGAAGAAACTTGGATGGGTCCACAACAAGCATTAGAAAATAACTTTGCGGATGAAATCATGTTTATGGAGAATACAGTTAAACTGACAGCTTCAAACACCAATTCTTCCATGATCCCGCAAAAAGTAATCGATGGTTTTAGAAACGGAACACTGAGCAAGGATAGATCACAAGGAATTACAAAAGAAGATTTAAGCGCAGCTTTATCAGGGTTAAAAAATGAAATTCTGAATGATTTACAAATGAATACAAAACCCAAAGGGCCTATTCAAGTTCCTGTTAAACCGAAACAGAATTTGAGTACGCTCTTTTTAAATTTAGGAGGAAAATAAAATATGGTTATTAAGTTTAATAATTTCGAAGAGAAAAAACTAGCTTTTGCAAAAGCGACACAGGAAGGAACTCCAGAAGAACAAACAGCAGCATTAAATTCTATGATTGGAGCACTTGCTACAGATGTACGAGCAGATATTTTAAATCAAGTGAATGAATCAATGGTAGATCGTTCTATTATGCAATCTCGCGGTGCTAATGTGCTAACAAGTGAAGAAATGAAGTTCTTTAATGCAGTTGTTGAAGAAGGTGGATTTAAGTCTACTGAAACTTTACCTAAAACAACCCAAGAACGTATTTTTGATGACTTAGTTGAAGATCATCCATTCTTACAACATATTGGTTTAGAGAATTTAGGTGCAGTAACAGAATTCATTTACGGAGATCCAGAAGGCGCAGCAGTATGGGGGCCATTATTTGATGGTATTAAAGGTCAATTAAATGCTACATTCCGTAAAGATAGCATTTCACAACTTAAATTAACGGCATTTATTCCATTAGCAAATGACATGTTAAAACTTGGTCCTGTATGGGTAGAACGCTACGTTCGTACAATGATTACAGAAGCTATGAAGGTAGGGTTAGAACGTGGATTTGTGGCTGGTACAGGTAAAGATGAACCTATTGGATTATTAAAAGATCCAAGTGGAAGCGTTGTGAATGGAATATATCCAGATAAAAAGCCAGTAGGCACTTTAACGTTTGAACCAGGTCGTAAAACAATTAATGAATTAAAAGGTGTAGTGAAATTATTAGCTAAAAAATTAAATGGTGATGGTAAAACAGATTCAGATCGACCAAAAAATATTGCTGGAAAAGTAGTTATGGTAACAAATCCATTTGATACTTTTGATATTCAAGCAAACGCGACAATTCAAAATGCAGCTGGGGTATATGTGACAAGTTTACCATTTAATCCGATCCTTACAGAATCGGTATTTGTACCTCAAGGGAAAGTATTATTCTTTGTCAAAGGTCAGTATGTTGCAGCGATGGGCGGAACAGAGCCAATCAAAAAATATGAAGAAACATTAGCTTTAGAAGATGCAACAGTTTATATTGCCAAACAATATGCTACAGGGAAACCAAAGGATAAATACACTTCACAAGTTTATACATTGAAACTTGAAGAGGTAACACCACCAACTGAAGGGTGATGTGAATGGGGACAGAAATTTCAAATGAATTGTTAAAACAATTTAAAGAAAGGATGCGTTTAGGTGATGAAGAAGACGATAACCTAAGACGTATCCTTTTTACGTCTAATAAGGCTTTACTAAGAGTTTGTGGGGAATATGATATTAACAATGATGAAGAGTTCAAAGAATTAGTCTTTGAACGTTCTCGTTATGTTTATAACGATGCCTTAGAGTATTTTGATAAGAATTTTTTAAGCCATATTAATAGTTTGAGCATTGATAAAGCTTTAGAAGAAATTAAGTTAGACGGTGATTAATATGCAGCCCTTTAAATATAAGCGGCCGTTAAATGCTGCAAAATTAAATAAATGTATCATACTAGAGCGAAAAATATCAGAAACAAAAGATGAAGAAGGAAATGTTCATCCGTCTAAATGGCTAGAGTTCGTAAAAGTATGGGCAGAACCTAAAACACCATTTGGTACAGGTTTTAGATCAGAAATATTTCAAGGCAATGCAGAGTTTGTTATTAAACTAATAAACTTTACGATTCGATATCGAGAAGGTATTAATTCAGCAATGCGTGTAAGGTATGATGGGAAGTTATACGAGATTAAGTCAGTTATTGATATCGACGAACAACATAAGGAAATGTGCCTTATTTGTGAGGAGCGATCAAATTGGCAGAATTAGAAGTTTTCGGAATAGAAGAATGGATTAGGGATTTGGAACAGTTAGGACAAGATGTTCCCCAGATCACAAAGCAATCATTACAAGCTGGAGCAAAGGTATTCCAAAAGAACTTAGAAAGAAATTCTCCTGTGGGTCCGGAGGTGCAAAAACCAACTCCAAAACAATCATGGCGAGATGGAAAACACGCTAAGGATGCTATTAATATAGGGAAAGTTGTGAAAAAAGGTAGTTCCTATTCAATTGAAATTGGATGGGACAAAGTAGATAATTCTCCGCATTATTATATGAAATTTCAAAACTGGGGAACAAGTAAAAATCCAAACCCACCACACAAAGGGTTTGCTGAGAAAACTTTAATCCAAAGTGAAAAAGAAGCCCTAAAAGAAATAGAAAGGGAATTTATGCGGAGGATTACAGGACGATGAAAAATTTGAATAAGGAAATATTTGATGTTTTACGTACAGATGCATTCATTAAATCTGAGTTAGGTGGAGAATTTATATATCAATTTGTCAAAGGAAATGAAAAAACAGATATATGGATTACATTTTCAGAATTAAATAGTTCTCCTGGACTATATGCGGAGAATGAGGAAAAAACCACTAACGTTATGTATCAAGTTGATATATGGTCAATGGCACCAATCAAAACACAATTGAAAAATGCAGTTCAGGCAGCTATGAAAAAGCTGTCTTTTCAGCGTTTAAGTACTTATCCAGATTATGAAATGGATACAAAAATTTATCGATATGGTTTTCGTTTTATAACGGAAATTATTAATTAAGGAGGAAAATAAAATATGGCAATGACAATAGATTTTAGAGATTTACATTATGCGATTTTAACAGAAACATCAGATGGTAAATTTAATTATTCTACACCAAAACGAATCGGTAAAACAGTTAGTGGTAAAGCATCACCTAAAGCAGAATCAGTAACTTTTTATGCTGAAGGTGGACCAGCAGCAACAGCTAGTGCATTTGGCGGAACAGAAATTGAGTTAGAAGTTGATACATTACCTTTATCCGTTTATGCCGAATTGCTAGGTAAAAAGGTTGTAAAAGGTCAAGTTGTAGATAATACAAGTGATGTTCCTCCTTATGTAGCATTGCTATATCGTTTACCATACGACAACGGAAAAAATCTATATGTATGTTATTACAAAATGAAGTTTGAGCTTCCAAGTGATGAACATAAAACAGCAGAAGATAAACCAACATTCCAAAGCGCAAAAATTAAAGGTAAGGCAATTCAACGTTCGGACGGTAACTGGAGACATCGATTAGATGAAGAGGAAGAAGGATATGATGCAGCAGTTGCAGCGAAGTGGTTTAAAGAAGTACCAGCTCCACCAATAGAAACAGCCCCACCAAGTGGGAAGTAATTAAGAAAAGGGATGGCGAAATGCCATCCTTATTTTTATTAAGGAGGAAACATATTATGAAAATCACATTACAAAATACAGAAGGTAAAAAAGATTTTTATTTACCACAATTTATCCCAGGTTCAGCTACTTTTGAAGCTTCAACATTAGCTGATGAATTACAAGCGGACTTAGTACCAAAAGAAACAATTGAAAGAGCCGCTAATTTTGTTGCCAGTGTGTACGGAAATCAATTTACAGCACAGGAATTTGTGGATGGCACTCATGTATGGTTTTTAAGTCTTACAATTCATTCTGTTTGTTTAACAATTATGGGACGCTTAAATGATGCGATTAAGGTAATGGAAACGGTAGAAGATGCGAAAAAAAAGTTAATGGCACAACTAGAAATGAAACCGACGGAGGAAAAAACAAATATAGCGACGCTGTAATTGATATTTATAACATATTGATGGATGCAGGTATGACACAAAATCAAATCAACGAAATGGATATTGCGTTTTACTTTACCTGTTTAGCGAGAAAACAAAAAGCAAATCGAGTGACAACAGCAGATAAAGTACCAATGTGGTTGTAAAGGTAGGTGAGAATTTGAATGGCACTAGGAGATAATACAATTGGTGGTCGTGTCCGTTTGGATACAGATCAATTCGAAAATGGGATTGCAGGCATTAATAGAAGTCTGAAAAGAATAGATGCTGAATTTCGTAACACGTCTGAGCAGTTACGTGGAGTTGGTTCAGAGATGGATCAACTGGAGAATAAGGCAAACCATTTAAATCAAAAAATTGAAGCGCAGACGCAAAAAATGAAGCATTATGAGCAAGCTTTGAGAACTTCACAACAAAAACAACAAGAAATGCGTCAAAAATGTGAGCAATTGGCTACATCTATGCAACAATTAGAACAAGAGATACAGCAAAGTACTCAGACATACGGGAAAAATGCTCAAGAAACAAAAGATTTGCAAGCTCAGTATAATCAATTACAGCAAGAATACAAGCAAGGCACACAAGCTTTACAAAGATTAACCGCTCAAGTTTCTAGAAATGATACAGCATTCAATAATGCTTCAGCAGCTTTACATCGTTATCGTAATGAGCTAGGTGATACGGAAGAAAGAATAGAGCAATTGGGTAACGTTTCTGGAAGATTACGTGAGCGCATGAACGAAGTTGGAAACACAATGCAAGAAACTGGTACTAAAGTGAGCCAAGGGTTTGGTGCAGCAGCAGTTGGTGTGGCGGCTGGTGTTGGAGCTTTAGTTGTAAATGCAAGCCAATTTGAAGAAGCAAACAAGAAGGTACAGTCTGGTTTAGGATTAACTAGGGAAGAAAGTTTAAAAGTTAGCGCCGTAGCCAAAGAAGTATGGCGCGAGGGTTATGGGGAAGATTTAGCTAGTGTCAGTGATTCTTTAGTTAAAGTAAAGCGCAATATTAAGGATATTAATGATGATGATACTTTAAAACAAGTAACTCGTGATAGTGAAATCTTAGCAGAAACAATGGAATCAGATGTAAACGAGGTAACTCGTGGTGCAGCCCAATTAATGGGACGCTTTGGTTTATCTGGCCAACAAGCATTTGATTTATTAGCACAAGGTTCTGTAAAGGGTTTAAACTACTCAAATGAGCTATTTGATAATTTAAGTGAGTATGGTCCTTTGTTCCATGAAATGGGATTTAGTGCAGATGAAATGTTCACAATTCTCATTAACGGTTCGAAAAATGGCGCATATAACTTGGATTATGTGAATGACGTTGTAAAAGAATTTGGTATCCGTGTAAAAGATGGTAGTAAGTCCACAACAGAAGCAATGGGTCAAATGAGTAAAGAAACGCAAAAAGTTTGGAAAGCGATGCTAGAAGGAAAAGCGACTTCCAAAGATGTTTTTAATGCTGTTTTAAATGAGTTACGAACAACGGATGATCAAATTAAAGTGAATCAGTTAGGCGTTGCACTTTTCGGCGTGAAATGGGAAGACCTTGAAGCTACTACTATGTTATCACTAAATAATATGGAAACAGGTCTTGGAAACTATAGTGGCGCAATGAATAAAATGGTTGATGGTTACGATACAAGCGCTAAGCAATGGAAATCTGTAACAAGAGAACTACAAATTGCTCTAGAACCACTTGGTAAGGTGATTTTAGATATCGCTAAACAAGCGATTCCTGAATTGAAAGAATCTGTGAAGGGTGTCGCTGATTGGTTCAATGGATTAGATGATAGTTCTAAAAAAGTATATGGGACAGCATTATTACTAGCCCCGGCAGTTATGGGAGTAGTTAGTGCACTTGGGTTCCTTTCTTTTGGTATTGGTGCAATTATAGCAAATCCAATTGTCGCAACAATTGGTGGAGTTGTAATCGGACTTGGCGCATTAGGTTTTGCTTTCGTAGATGCTGGGAAAAAGGCACAAAAAGCAGAAGAGGACAGTAGGCGCTTTGGTGATGGTGTAAGTGAAGGTACGAAAAAAGCTCTTGAAGGGTATGTGAATTTAAAAGAGCAGGCTTTTAAAACATTAGATGAAATACCAACAATGACAGGTGAAAAGGCTAAAGAGGCTGTACAACGAGCACATGACGAATTTGGTAAGTTAGCAGACGAGGCAATCCAAGCGATCAATAAAGATAGAGGCAAGTTACAAGCTCATTTAGATAGTTGGTTTGCTGGAGAAACTGATTCCGCAGTATTAAGGGCAAAAGATAAAATTGTTAATGATCAAATGGAAGTATTCAAGGCACAAGAAGAAGCAGTTATTAAGGCGAACGAGAAAATTCAGAGCTTACTTACACAATATAATGGACAAATATATAAGATGACTGCGGCCGATAAGTCGGTATTTCTTACAGCTTTAAAAGCTATTGATGCAGAGGTTGGAAAAGCAGCTTCAAAAAGTGTGGATGAGATTCAAAAAATAGGTAAAGCAATGGATAATTTCAACAAAAATACTTCTGTTGAGACAATTCAAGGTAAAGTAAAAGAGCTAGGTTCAGAGTATACGAAATTAACAAATGAATTAGATAAAGCAAGACAAAAAGAAATAGAGTTTGCGAAAAGCAAAATAGCTGATACTAAAGGGCAAGAAATTGCGATAGCTCAAATTAACAAAAAATACTCTGAGCAATCTGTATTGATAACAAAAGGGTATGAGCAACAACTTCAACAAGCGCAAAAAGTGTTAGAATCCAAAGGTGTTGAGATGGATTTAACAACAGGTATTACGAAGGCTGAAACTGAAAAAATTAAAATCCAGGGTCGAGGATTCGGAGAGTACGTTAAGAATTCAGAAATAATTGAAAGCAAAAATGAGAATCTATTCAAGCGACTTCAAGATAGAGCTTCAAAAGAAGCTGATCTGAGAAAGAAAAGTGCTGATGAAGTAAAAACATATGGAGAGTCATTAATTGCAAATTCTAATATTGTTTATGATAATCTTTTCCAGTCAACTCGTGAAAAATCTATTGAAGTTGCAAATGACATCGCAAAAACATTTGAAGATGGAAGTAAAACGATTGATTTAGGAGAGCAAGGTTGGGTTGCAGTAGAAGAGTTCGTTGATGGAATTAAATCCGGTAAGTATAAGGTCCAGGATGTAGCGATTGCAATCATAAACACTATGCGGTCAGAAATGGGTAATAAACCATTGACACCAGAAGGTATTAAAGTCATGACTTCATTTACCGATGGTTTTAAACAGATGAATATCGGGGAGGTCGCATCTAAGTTAAACTTAGATTTAAAGAAAAATCTCGATATAGATTTAGGACCACTCGGAAAAATGAAAACTACACAATTTGTAAATGGATTACACGAGGGCACAGTAGGTATTGACGCTGTGTTTATTTTTTTTCAACAACAGTTATCTAAATTAACAGCAGCAGATTTAGCAAAAGACGGCACTCGTATAATGGCTACGTTAAAAACTGGTATGGAAACAGGGTTTATTAATGTACAAGACGTTCTCAATACATTGGGAGTTAATATTGAAGATAAGACTAAGTACAACTTAGGGCCGAATGGAGAAGTGACAATTGCGTCTCTTGTTCAAGGCTTACACAATGGGAAGTTTAATATAGATCAGGCACTCGAAGTTATAAGACAAATGGTTGTACAAAAAACAAACATTGATACAACTCAGCAAGGGGCAGCTATTCCGCAAAGTACCGCAGATGGAATTCGTCAAAATGGAGGTCAACCTGTTCAAGCCGCAGAGGAAGTTAAGCAAGGTGTAGAACAAACACTTGGATCAACCACAGACGGAAATGGTGGAGCAGCTTCTACTACATTAATGAATCGAATTATGGCTCAATATAAGCCGAGTATTATAGGTGAAGCTTTTAATATTAAGCTAGGCGTTGAACAGCAATTAGGAAGTACAACTGATAATAATGGCGGTAATAACGCGACTTCTATGATGTTTAATAATATTAATAATAATAAAGGCAATGTCAATGGAGCGGCCGTAGGTGTTAAACAAAGTGTAGAAAATACTTTAGGATCAACCACAGATGGAAATGGCGGCACATCTTCTACTCTTCTTATGCAACGACTAATTAACGGGAATAAAGGGAATGTAGTCGGAGCAGCTAGTAATGTTAAATTAGGTGTAGAGGGCATGTTAGGAAGTGCGACCGATGGTGGCGGTGGTGATAAGGCTGGTAATAAATTCGCGAGTGATATGGGAGCAAAACGTGGAGCCGCTGTTGCAAGCGGAACAAGTGTTGCTCAAGGTGGTAAAGATGGATTAGGGAGTGTCAGCTCTCTTAGTCCTGGCGAATCTTTTGCTAGTGGGTTCGCTAAAGGTATATCTAACGGTGAATGGAATGTACAAAATGTAGCAGCTAGTTTGGCACGAGGTGCATTTGATGCGTTAAAAGCTACACTTAATGTAAACTCTCCATCAAAATTAACACGTGATCAAGGTGGTAAGCCGTTTAGTGAAGGGTTTGCGCTTGGTATACAGAAATCAGCTCACATGGCTGAAAAAGAAAGTAAAGAAATGGGTAACAAAGCAAATGCAGCTCTGGTAAATGAATTGAAATTAAATAGTGAATCCAATAAGTTGAGATTCTCTGGTGTTCGTATGGCGCAGGGAATTGCGATAGGTATTAAAAGCCAATATTCTGTTGTACGAGATGCATTGCAAGATACAGTAACAGGAGCTATGGATAGTATTCGTTCTATAAAACCAGAAGAAATATTTAGTTTCCAAGGTGATGATCCATTAACAAAGTATTTTAATGCGATCTTTGTCGATGGAGATTGGCAAAACGATTGGATTACACATATTCCAGAAAATATGCGTGATATGGTAAGAGAAATTGGACGTCAAATGGAACGGTTCGAGGGACTTTCAAGTCAAGATGTGGGGAGTCTTTCCAGATGGAGAGAAGTGTTATCTGATAATCCTAATGTTATTCAATATAGACCTGACAATGATAATCCGGATAAGCAACCATATACAAAGTCAGGACCAACATATATAGAAATTCCCGTCATACTGGAAGGAAGGGAAATAGCACGTGTGAGCCATCCGTATGTAACTGAATATCAAAATAGAGCACAAGCAAGAAACTCAATCTTTTAGATTTGGGTTTCTTTTCTTTTGTATAAAAGGAGAGAGACGATGAGTTCCTTTGAATTTAATGGAGAACGAAAAAGTTATATTCATATTGAAAGAGGGTGGAATCCTCCAACATGGGCACCTTTAAGGAGGAATTTTCTGAAAACCCCCGGATATCCGGGCGCAAGGTTATTAAGTACAGATACCGAAACCCGTCCTCTCCCTGTACCTGTGGGGATTATTGTTCCAAATGGGATGAATTTGGAAACGTTAAAAGAAGAAATAGCGGATTGGCTTATTACTGAAAATCCAGCAGAACTGATTTTTGATGTAATGCCTGATAGAACATATATGGCAGTTATAGATGAAGATTTTGATATTGATAAATTTGTGGATATCGGACAAGGCACTTTGAAATTTATTTGTCCCATGCCGTATAAGTTAGGAAATGAGCAAACGGTTGATTTTAAAAATGATGGCCGAGGATTGATTGCCAATGTCCAAAACAAAGGGTCTGTGCATTCAAATCCGATTATTGAAATTGATATTACAAAGCCACATACTTTTTTAGATGTATGGTTTGAAGATAAATATGCAAAGGAACCAGATTATTTTCGTATTGGAATGCCATTAAAAATGGAGCAATTGCCTGTAGAAAGAAATCAACGTCTTATATGGGATGATATGTCCACAACCGTAGGGTGGAGTAAGGTTAGTTCTATGGAAGATGGTAATCCAGTTGGTGAAATGAAAACAGATAGTTACCAATTCTATTGTTCGGAATATGGCTCGAGTAATGGGTGGCATGGTGCATCTGTTAAAAAGAGTATCCCTGGTGGGCCAGTACAAGATTTTATTATGCAAGCCCACGTTACATGTAAAAGTAAAAAGATCAATGAAATGGGACGAGTTGAGATAGCGATACTTGATGAAAACAGCAAAGTTCTTTCAAAAATCGCCATGAATGACCTCTATTGGCAAGCGGAACAAAATTTTGGAACGATGGTAATTGGATATGATAATAAGCCTGGAAAAACAGGTTTAATTTATGAGAGTGGTGATTATCCGAATACATGGAATCAGTATTATGGTAGGTTGTGGATCGCCAGAACCGGTAATGATTGGGAGGCTTATATTTCAAAATTTCTTCCTGGAACAGAAAAAGATGACTCAGAACGCTTTGCAAGATGGACCGATAAAGACAATAAACATATGGAAAAAGCAGCTCAAATACAGATTAGTATCATGCAGTGGCAAGATGTTCCGCCAGTAGAAGCGATGTCAGTTTCTGATTTGAAATTTTGGAAAGTGAATTTAAATAATCAAAATACACCGCCTTATATATTCGATGTTGGTGACAAAGTCGTGATTGATACAGAAAGCAGTCATGTCAGTATTGAAGGGAAAAACGCTATTAACATAAAAGATATTTTTAGTAATTTTCCTGTTATCAATAAAGGTACTAATAAACTTGAAATCATACCTTCCGATATAGGAACAGCAAAGGTGAAATATAGGGAGCGATTTAGATGAGAACACCAAGTGGGATACTTCATGTTGTTGATTTTAAAACAGATCAGATTATATCGGTCATTCAATCAAAGGACTATTGGGATGATAAACGCCATTGGGAAATCAAAAACAACATTGATATGTTAGAATTTAAAACTTTTAATGGAACTTCACATGCAGTTGCATTACAACAACAGAATTTAGTATTAAAGGAAGTGCGTGATGGTCGTATTGTTCCGTATGTTATCAATAATGAAGTAGAAAAAGAATCTAACGATAGAACGATTACTGTACATGCTTCCGGCGCTTGGGTTCAAATAGCCAAGGATGGGTTCATTAAACCACAACGCATAGAGAGCGAAACAGTTAATACGTTTATTGATATTGCTCTTGCAGATTCAAAGTGGAAACGTGGAAAAACCGATTATTCTTCATTCCATACAATGACTATTGATGAATTTATAGATCCGCTCGCTTTTTTAAAGAAAATTGCTACTTTGTTTGAGTTAGAAATCCAATATCGTGTCGAAGTAGTAGGTTCTCAAATTACTGGCTGGTATGTTGATATGATAAGGAAACGTGGCCAAGAAACAGGAAAAGAAGTCGTGCTAGGAAAAGATTTAGTCGGTGTTAGACGTATTGAGCACTCAAGAGATATTTGCACAGCACTTGTCGGTTTTGTACGAGATGAAGGTGATAAACTTATCACAATAGAAAGTATCAATAACGGACTTCCTTACATTGTTGATAATGATGCGTTCCAACGATGGAATGAACACGGAAAGCATAAATTTGGTTTCTATACTCCGGAAACAGAAGATAATATCACACCGGAACGTTTACTGACTCTTATGAAAACAGAGCTAGCAAAACGTGTATCTTCTGTTTCTTACGAGGTTCAAGCTCAAAGTATTGGCCGTATATTTGGACTAGCTCACGAATTAATAAATGAAGGTGATACAATCCGAATTAAAGATACTGGATTTACACCTAAACTGTATTTAGAAGCACGCGCTATCGCTGGTGATGAATCATTTACTGATCCTTCACAAGATCAATACGTATTTGGCGACTATCGTGAAATTACTGATGCGAACGAAGAGTTAAGAAAAATGTACAATAGGATTCGCGCTACTTTAGGAAATAAAGCAAATAAAGAATTGTTAGATAGATTAGAAGAACTTGTACAAGATACTGATAAAAAAGTAAATGAAGCACAGAAAGAGTCGAAAGCAGCGAAAGAGTTAGCAGAGAAAGTTCAAGAAAACTTGAAGAATAATACAGTGGAAATCATCGAGGCTGTGAATCCACCAACAACGAATCTTAAAATTGGTAAGACTATATGGCGAGATATTAGTAACGGTAAACCTGGTATTTTAAAAGTGTGGAACGGTAAAGGTTGGGAACTCCTTATTCCTGATGTGGAATCAATTAAAAAAGATACACTGGAGCAGGTTAATAAGGATATTAAACTCACAAAAGAAGAATTAAATAAGAAAGTGGAAGAAGCGCAAGAAGAAACCACTGGACAATTTAATCAAATAACAGAAAGCCTTCAAAAAGTTACGAGAACTATTTCTGATGTACAAAGAGATCAAGGTGAAATTGATAAAAAAGTAACCAAGTTTGAACAGGATTCTGAGGGATTTAAAACTTCTATTGAAACATTAACGAAAAATAGTACTGATACTACAAGTAAAATCAACACCTTAGTAAATGATGTGGACGGAAATAAGAGAGTTATTTCTGAAGTTAAAGAAAGTGTAGCAAACTTTAATGACGATGTAAGAAACTTGTTAGTCGGTTCTAAATCCTTTGATGGAGCTTTGACCATTGCACAAGCAGACAATCGTTGGTGGCTTAAGTCAGCAGATAAAGTCAAAATTTCGAAGGATGTTTTTCAAGGGAATACAGTCGTAGAAACTCAATCATCATGGACCGCTTTAGCTTATAACTTCAAAGATTTAGTAGATCGAAAAGTTGTAAAAGTAGGAGATAAAGTAACCTATTCAATTTTTACTCGTGTAAAAGGTTTACCGAATGGCCAAGACTTACAACACACTTTTTATTTTGCGGCAGGGGCTACCGGCATCCGTTCAAATAAATCTACTAATCAATGGCAACGTGTAATTGTTTCGTTTGTAGTAACAACGGGCATGATGGCATCAACGGGAACGGATAACGAGAGTCATTTTCGTGTAGAACCTGACGTAAACCCTCCTGCTGGTTGTTGGTATCAGCAGAGTTCACCACAATTGACTATAGGTAGCAAAGATTATTCGTGGCGACCTGCTCCTGAAGATATTGCAGATGGGAATGTTTTAACCAAAGTAACAACAGAGATCAAAGAAGCAGCAGGGAAGATTAGTGAAAAGTTAACAAAGGTAGAAACAAAGGTTAATAACGATAAATCTGGAGGACGTAATCTGTTATTAGATTCAAATGCTAAATACGAAAAAACAGATTATCTAATTAATCCATATTCTCTAACTGAAAATTTTGTTACAGGTGAGGAATATACTTTTGTAATTAAAGGAAGTGTCCCGCAGGGCCAACAATTTGGAATTTGGCAGAATGGTGGTACAAATAATGTTGGATATGCAACAAGTGCCTATGCTAACGGAATAACTTATGTAACTTTTAAAGCTGTTGCAACTACAAGTGGGAATGAACGGAGATTAAACTTATATAATTATCCAAATAATGCTACAAAGGCAACTGTAGAATGGGTGGCTTTATATAAAGGGAATAAGCCACAGGATTGGACACCAGCTCCAGAAAATCAAGTAACGAATGATGAATTCACTAAGAAAACAACAGAGATTGAAAAAAGTGTGGATGGTATTAAAGAAAGTATTAAAACGGTAGAAAAAACACAAACCTTTTTTGATGAACGTGTTAACACTGTAGAAAAGAATGCAGAAGGAACAACTGCAAGTGTTAAGAAATTACAGGAAACACAAACTGCGCAAGGAAAGACGATTAGTGAGGCTACTACAACAATAGGTCAACATTCTGAAGCATTAAAGTTAACAATGAAAAAGAAAGATGTTGAGGATTATGTTGGTGGATTGGGTTCTATAAATGATCTACGGAACGCTTCATTCGCTCAGGGCTTCAAATACTGGACACAAAATGGTAATAGTGCTGTTATTGACTCTTCTGTAACATACAGAGGCTATACAACGGCTAAATTACATGCGACTGGATTGAATGAAGATAAATGGTATAGCCTTCATCAAACGATAGACGTAACTGCTGGTGAAGACGTTGTAGCTTCAGGTTACTTTATGTCCAATAACATAGGACAAGGTTTCGTGTTAGAAATTGAGTATCTAAATGCCCAAGGTAGCCGAGTTTCACAATCATCAATTGGTATCGATGTAACTGCGAACTCTAATTGGATTAGATCTGTTATTTCGGGAACAGTTCCGGCTGGAGCTGTTAAAGCACGTTATAAACCGTGGGTGAGAAGAAATGGGACCTTATGGATTGCGTTACCTATGTTACAGCGTGGTAAAGTAGCTACAGAATTTTGGCTACATCCGAAAGATCAAACGGATATTGATAAAATGATAGATGATATTGCTAATAAAGTAGCTACCGAAAAATACAATCAGAAAGTTACAGAGTTAGAAAGAAGTATTAGTGCTACTGAAAGAGGTATTTCACTCGTTTCTGGAAAACAAGAAACCTTTATAAATGAAACTTATAAAGGTTATGTAACGAAAACGGAATCTAGGTTAGAAGTGTTAGATGAAGGGATTATAGCGCAGATTTTAAAGGATGGTATTGTTACTGCCATCAATATGTCTCCTGGGAAAATTACAATCAATGCTGCAAAACTGGATATTAATGCCGATACAATGGTGAAATGGTTAACTGCAAAAGGCATTGATACGAATCTTATTAGAATTGATGGTGATAAGATAACCATTGATAAAGACGGTGTAACTGTTAAAATGCTAGACTTCCTATTCCAAGACGAATGGGGAACAAAAACAACTGCGGTATCAAGACGAAACCTAATAGCAGATCCCGACTTTTCTAGTGTTACAAAGAAAAACATTGGACATAACGATTATTATGGATTTGAAGGTGGATATGGCCTTACTTGGAAGTCCTGGGGAAATGTCGTAATAGAAAAGAATACACATATATTCGATTACGAGCAGATGGTGAATGCTGCAAGGGTAGATATGTATAACTATCCAGAAGCAATCGTGAATAATGGTATACATCCTGGTAACGAATATACAGCATCCGCACACTTTAGAACTGCCATGATAAATGGCGTGCGAAAGACAGGAAAACCGAGAATACACGTGTGTTGCGTTAAATTCCGAGACAACGTTAGTTACGATATATTGAGTGAACAAAAGATGGACTTCCCTGAGCCGTCTACATTTTACGGAGAAATCAGAAGGTATTCTTTTACTTTCAAAGTCCCGACAAACTATATTCCACAAGAACACGCATTGATTATTAAAGTTTGTTCTGGAAATGCTGACATGAGACAAGGGACAGCGATTTGTGTAAGTGGTGTAACGTTATACAGTGGCAAATATGCATCTATGTATAATTGGGATCGTGCTGCAGCAGAAAGAGCAGATGGTATTCAGCCGTTTAACGCACTTGCTGTAGGTGGTGTGAATAATAATATATCTCCAGCACCAGACGGACAAACGTTTGATATAAGTACTGAAAAAGAAGTGAAAATCTTTAGGAATATACGAGCAATGCAGGGAATTAACTTAGGTGGCGGTGGATTCCAACAATGGGGGCATATTCGTTTTACAGACGGTAATGCTGGAGCGGGTTTTTATGTGAGTACTCCAAGTGGTTGGAAATTTAACGCACTTGGATAGAGAGGAAGGATTGGACATGGATATTAACTATATGATGCCTTTTCAGGAAGGCGAAATGCTTCCTTATATGGGAAGAATAGTAGATGTAAAACGAACAGAAACAGGAGTTTTTATACAAGTACCTGCTGACATGTTAGATAATGCAGGGATTGCCAACGATACAAGTAAAGTTGAGGTATGGAGGGACATGGCTGACGGGACTATTGGTTTTAGAGTTTTAACGAAATGTGAGTTATGTGGTTGTGGAGCCAAATTATATGAATTGAACTTAGGAGTTGCTAAAAGGCGCATTTGTGCAAATGATTATTTTAAACTTACAGGTGAATATCCTCCACAAGAACCGCCAACATCAACTAATGAAAATAACACACAAACAGAGCAGGAGCAGCCATAAGCTGTTTTTTATTTTGCACAAAATACGGCTTTGAGTAAATTCAATTCATAGATCAAGAGGGGCGATATCGCTTCTCTTTTTATTTTGAGGAGATGATCAGTGTGAAACGAATAGTAGACCAAGCAATTTATGAAGAGCATGTTAGCCAAGAAAATAAAAACCTAGTCAAAGATTTTCTAATTGAAAAGAAAGCACAAGGGAAAGCAACAAGCACTTTACAGCAATACAAATGGGATTTACGAATTATTTTGTTTCTAATACATCAACACTTCAAAAATAAAAATCTGATTGAATTAACACGTAAAGACATCCGAAATTTATCTATTATTTTTCAGGAGATGAAAATGTCTAATGCTCGTGTAAATGGATTAATGAGTGCGTTAAGGTCCGCATTAGAATTTTGTGCGGATGATGATGACTATGATTATGAATTTAATATAGGTTCACGAGTACGTGGTTTACCTAAGAATCCAATTCGAGATATCACATTTATAACTGAGGATCAGATTAATTGGTTAATCGACAAATTACTTGAGCAAGAAAAATATATGTTAGCAACGTATTTGGCGCTTTCCTATTACAGCGCAGCTAGAAAGAACGAAGTTTACCAGGTCCAGAAAGAAGGGTTAACAGAACACTATTATACAAATGTGGTACGAGGAAAACGTGGTAAGAAGTTTAGATTATATTACAATCACCGGGTGCAGAAATGCATTCGTTTATATATAAATCAGCGAGGTAAGGATACACTTCCAGATTTGTTTGTGCGTGTTTATAAGAATGGTAAGAGAAAAAGATTGAACAAGAGTGTATTTAATTATTGGTGCGACATATTTGCTAAGATGCTGAACGAAAAGGAAGGGAAAGAATTTAAAATGAATCCTCACTGTTTCCGACATAGCAGATTAGATAATTTAAAAGTACAAGGAGTACCACTTGAAAAATTAAAATCACTAGCTAATCATTCTGATATTTCCACAACTGAATCTTATTTGAAAGATAGAAGTGAGGAAGATATTGCAGAGATATTTGGAATGGACCCAAGTTGCTTTGCAGCATAAAAAGGAGTGAAGAAATGACAATTGAAGTAGGAGCACTTATCGCAATCGCGTCAGCATTGATAGGATATATGTCTTATTCACTGAATCGCTCGAAAGAGATTAAGTCAGATGGTAGACAAGGGGCAGAAACAAATGCGAAATTGGAGTACATCAGTAAAGGAGTTGATGATATTCGTATTGATTTAAAGGCAAATGAAAAGCAAATGATTGTACTTGGAGAGCGCATTACAAGGGTAGAAGAGAGTTCCAAACAAGCTCACAAACGAATTGATAATTTAGAAAAGGAGATAAATTAACTATGACAAAAGAGAATATTAAAAAACGATTCCGCAACTGGAAAACATGGGTTGCGGTTTTTTCTTTGCTTGGATTTTTATTTACGAAATTTGGTGTGCCAGAAGCTAAGAGCTTTTTGGATGAATTAGCACCTTATTTGTTGACAGTTGGTATCGCATTGGGGATTTGGTCTGATCATGATGTAAATAGCGAAGGAGAGGATAAATAATGGGTTACACTGTAGATATTTCAAAATGGAATGGTGATATTAATTGGCCCGTGGCAAAACAATATATTGATTTCATCATCGCTCGTGTACAAGATGGTTCGAATTATGTAGATCCATTATATAAGGGATATGTACAAGCTATGAAGCAACATGGTATTCCTTTTGGTAACTATGCATTCTGTCGTTTCGTTTCTGAGAATGACGCACGTGTAGAAGCTCGAGACTTCTGGAATCGTGGAGATAAGAGCGCGACAGTCTGGGTGGCTGATGTAGAAGTGAAAACAATGGATGATATGCGAGCAGGTACACAGGCTTTTATCGATGAATTACGTAGATTAGGTGCTAAGAAGGTTGGTTTATATGTTGGCCATCATATGTATGCTCCATTCGGAATGGCAAATGTAAAATCTGACTTTGTATGGATTCCTCGTTATGGCGGGAATAGACCAGCTTATCCATGTGATATCTGGCAATACACTGAAACAGGAAATGTACCTGGTATTGGAAAGTGTGATTTGAATGAATTAATTGGAAGCAAGTCGTTAGATTGGTTTACAAATAAATCGTATAAACAAGAAGGAGTGGAGATTATCGTGAACAAACATAATAAGGTGATTACTTATGAATTTGGTGTGAATTTAATTCCAGAAATGATTCAAATGATGGATACGCTTGGATACACTTCAAAAATTGTTTCTCGTGGAGATCGTCAGGGGCTTGTTTATTTTGAGTCGGATTATCGTCAAGGTAGCGAGCTAGATAAAGCAACAGCGTGGTTAGATGCTAAAGGATTAAAGTATTTTTATACAAAAGAATAGTTTTATGAATAAAAATATCATCTGATTCTATAAGTAGGTAATTATATCTTGAATTTCAGATTTATAAATGTTAGTGTAAATATACACCGTTTCTTATTTATCTATGAACCAGTATCTGTAGAACGAATAGATTAATTTAAAAAATCCCCTTTCGCACCCATATGCAGAAGGGGATTTTTCATTAATCAATATTGTTTAGATAGTACATGTAACCCCAATTCTCCGTTTGACCACTGCCCACAAAAATGACCACACACTTAAAATAAATTAAATTCATTCAAAACAAAAAGAAGGCATTTGGATTTATTTTCTTTGCAGAAGAATGCACTATAGTAGTATAGGGTACACCAAAAGATATGATATACTTTATACGACTCATGTGGAGTGTGTGGCTTGGCTTAAGTTAGTATAATAGGAAAGCAGTTGATATAGGAAAATCTATACCATCTGCTTTTTGGTTTACAAAAATACCATTCATAAGCGATTTTAGTTAAAATAAATATTGCTGATTTTCACAAATTATAAATTGAGATTTTGAAATTGTATTCATAGTGAGAGGATTTGAATTTGAAATGATAGATAATTTTTGGCGTGAATTACCACGACCATTTTTCGTACTTGCACCAATGGAAGATGTGACAGACGTTGTTTTCCGTCACGTAGTAAGTGAGGCTGGTCGTCCAGATGTATTCTTTACAGAGTTCACAAACTCAGATAGCTATTGTCATCCAGAAGGTATGAAAAGTGTACGTGGTCGTTTAATTTTTACAGAAGATGAACAGCCAATGGTGGCACATATTTGGGGAGATAATCCTGAATATTTCCGTCAAATGAGTATTGGTATGGCAGAGTTAGGATTTAAAGGCATTGATATTAATATGGGCTGCCCTGTACCGAATGTAGCATCAAGAGGAAAAGGTAGTGGTCTTATTCTACGTCCAGACGTTGCAGCAGAACTTATCCAAGCAGCAAAAGCGGGCGGACTACCTGTCAGCGTAAAAACAAGACTTGGCTTTAAAGAGTTAAGCGAGTGGGAAGATTGGTTAACGCACATTTTCAAACAAGATATTGCGAACCTTTCTATTCATTTACGCACAAGAGAAGAAATGAGCCAAGTAGATGCGCATTGGGAACTAATTCCGGAAATTAAAAAATTACGTGACCGTATCGCACCAAATACGTTAATAACAATCAATGGAGACATCCTTGATCGTAAAATGGGACTGGAACTTGCTGAAAAATACGGCATTGATGGCGTAATGATCGGACGAGGCATCTTCAAAAATCCATTTGCTTTTGAAAAAGAGCCAAGAGAGCATAGCAGTAAAGAACATCTAGATCTTTTAAGACTACAACTTGATCTTCAAGATCAATATGCAGAAGTACTGCCACGCTCAATCACAGGACTTCACCGCTTCTTCAAAATTTATGTGAAGGGCTTCCCAGGAGCTGCGGAATTGAGAAATCAATTGATGAGTACGAAATCGACCAATGAGGTGCGTGCTTTGTTGGATAAGTTTGAGGATAGTGTTGGTGTTGCTCAGGATAGTGAGACGGTTTAA